TCAGGGCTGAACACATATGCCCGCCACCGCGAGCGCCCGCTCCCTCCCCTGCAAGTACCTCAATTTCTCAGCATCCCGCTCGGCCCCGGCGAAGAGATCGACAAGATCCGCCGCATCCTCTCCAGATAGCTCACATCGGCCGGCGGCTCCATCGCCCAGGCCGGCGCCGGGCTGATCTTCACCTGTGCCGGCGCCGGCACCGGCGTCGGGCTGGCAACGGGCGCGCACTGACATCCGCACATCCCCAACAGCAAGAGCGCGCTGCAGGCGCGTGTTCTCATCGGTTGCACGTTGCATCTCCGAGAAATGGGTACGGTCGAGCGCGTCGAGCTGGTCGGTAAGCTGCCGGTGCTTGTCGATGGCAGCCTGAAGGGCCGTCACGACGGTATCGACGGCGGCCTGGCGCTCGATGGCGTGGTCGCGTTGCATCTGCGCGATGGTCTTGTCGTAGCGGTTGGCTTGCCAGCCCCACGCCGCTGCTGCAGCTACCGCCGCCACTGCCACCAGGCGGATCATTGCGAAATTCATTGGCTTTGCCTTGTCGGATGATGTGGGTGACCCACAGGCCCGCCACCGCGAGCGCGCAATGCAGCTGCACGGTGGCAATGTCGTGATTGGCGCCGAGCGCCGTGGAGGCGCTGCCCAGCGCGCACAGTGCGACTGCACACAGCAGCAGCGCGCCGCGCAGCCCGTGCGGAATAGCCTGCGTGAGTGCAGACCACGCCGCGCCCGCGCAGATGGCCACGAGGGCCACGATGTCGATGGCGGTGAGCACGTCGTTTTGGCTGAGCGTCATTCTTTGCGGCCTCCCATCCAGCGTTGGGCTGCCTGCTGCAGCCAGTCGTGCACCAGGCGCCGCAGCGCCGGAAGCTCGCCGTATGCGTAACCGACGATGGTCAGCCCGAACACGCCGGCGATGAACTTGATGGCGTCGGATTCAAGCCCCGCCGGCACGTGCCACAAGCCGATCACGCCGTTGCCGAGGTAATGCGCGCAGGCAATGCCCAGCAGCAGCGCTGCCACGCGCTGCACGGGCGTGCCCGGTATGAAGCGCAACGACACCAGCGCGCCGGCCGCGCTCGGCAGAATCGTGTCCACCACGCGCAGCAGCGCGCCCCAACCTGTTTGCTCTGCCATTCATGCTCCCAATGCTTGTTTGGCAACCGCCCAGCGCGCGCGGCGGGGCTCTGCGCCTTCCATGGCCGGGCCGTTGATGCGGCGCGTGATCTCGTCGAACTTGCCGGCGTCGGCCAGCTTGCCCAGCCCGAAGGCCCACCAGTACCAGCCGGCGGAGAGCGCGGCGTATTCATCCCGCTCGAGCAGCTCAGGGTGAGTGACGAGATCCAGATCGAGCGCGTGGCCGCACTCGCGGTAGTTGGCCAGGAAGGTGATTTGCTTGAGGCCGCGACCCCGGTAGCGCCAGCCGTCACCGCTGGCGGCATCACCATTGCCGTAGCGGTTGGCGTAGGCGATGTTGGCAATGCGCATCTGCCGCTCGAGCGGCACCGCGCGCTCGCCGGGCGCGCGGCCCAGCGCGATGGCCAACGCAGGCGTGATGCGAGAGAACATGGCCGGCAGCGCGGCCACGGCGTAATTGAAGGATTCCGTTACGCGGGTGAAGCCTGCGGACTCATGCCCGATCTGCGCGATGAAGGCGGCTTGCTGCGCGGGCGTGGAGATGCCGAAGCGCTTGCAGGTGGCCTCGATGTGCGGCCACCAGCGATTGGCGAGCGCGGGCGGCAAGGACGCAGCCTTGCTGAAGATGTCTTTGTTCATGGCTTGGAAAAGAAAAAGCCCGCCGGATGGCGGGCTGATTGACGGGCTGTTTGGGATGCGGCCGCGGTTGCGAGCGCGTGTGTCGTGTTACTTGGGCGGTGCAGGAATCGCCAGGTTGTTCACCTTGGCCGCCTTCTTCGGCTTGGCGTGGCCGGCCTTGGCCTTGCCGCTGTTGCCGCCATTCAGGCTTACGTTCACCAGCCAGCTTTTGTTGGCGTAGATGTGCGTGACGGTCTCGGCCAGGTAGTCGCCGTCGGCTTGGGCTTTGAAGCCTTGCAGGCGCAGCGTTTTCTCGGCGCTGATATCGCCACGCCCCATCATCTCCAGCTCGCCTTCGGCGGTGCTGCGGTTCATGTCTTGCAGCCTGGCTTTGGCAGCGGCCTTGGCCGCCTGCGGGCTGGCGTGCACGTGCCGATCGGTGTGCGTGGCCTGCGCGGGGCCGCCGTCGGGCGCTTCTGGATTGGGGATGTACAGATCAACCTTGCGGCCGGTCTTGGCGTCGTGCGCACGGGTTTTGACGCCGCCGACGCTGCTGCGGTCTGGAAACGTCAGGCGGTAGCGCATCAGGTCTTCCGGCCGCAGCACGATGGGCGCGAGCGGCTTGCCGTCGGCTGACTTCCCACCGCCGCGCGGGGCGACGAGCAGCCGCCCGCCCTTGACGGTTGCCGTGCCGCCGTACTGGCGCGCAAGCCGCGTGATGAAATGCAGATCGCTCTCGCCGAACTGATCGGCCCGTTCGATTTGCGCCTCGATTGTGCAGGCGGGTTTCCAGCCGTGCCGCGCGGCCACGCTGGCAACGATGGCCGCAAGCGTCGTCGCCGTGTAACTGGCGTTGCGCTGCGCCTTGGCGGTGGCGCGCATGTCGGCAGGCTTGCCGCGTATGACGATGGTGGCAGGCGGGCCGCTCAGTTCGATCTCGTCAACGGCATACGTGCCGCGTGTGGACAGGCCCTTGCCGGCCCAGCCGAACGAGATGCGCAGCGTGGCGCCTTTGGGCGGGAAGGCGATCTTGCCGTCGCGATCATCGAGGCGGATCTCGCAGCGGTCGGCTTCCATGCCGGGCTTGTCGGTGGTGCGGATCTCCAGCACGCGATCGCGCAGCAGTGCGGTGATGTCTTTGCCGTCTGCCAGGACTTCGAATTGGGCTTCCATGGGCTACGTCCAAAGCTGGATGGGCTCGTCACGCGCGGGCGTGAGGTCGGGCAGGAAGATCTCGACGCCGGCGGCGTACGGCTGGCGACGCGCGGCCAAGCCGGGGTTGGCATCGAGCACGGCTTCCACAGTGCCCGCCAGCGTGCCGTATGCGCGGTAGCAGAGCACGTCCAGCACGTCGCCGTCAGATGTTCTGATAGTCATCGCCATAGCGTCGGAACTCCAAATCGAAACCCTGTTTGCGCGGCGTGCCGTCGGCCAGCAGTGCGTCTTGCTCTTCGCCCACGCGGTCAAGGAAGTAGCGGCCGAGCACGTCGCCCGAGCCCGTGGTGAGTTGCACGGGCTTGAGCGCGGCGCCGATGGCGCGCAGGCGGTCAAGCTGCCCTGCCCCGGCGCCGCCGGCGGTGAAGATGGCACCCGATACGGTGATGGTGTCGCCGCCGGCGCCCACGGCCTGCAAGGCCTCTTGGCGCTGGATGCGCTCCTGCGCGGCGATGTTGTAGCGGGTCTCGCGGCGCAGGCGGTCGTATGCGGCCGTGGAGAGGCCGAACTGGAATTGCTCGCCGTCATCGGTCGACAGCACGAGCAGGCGTTCGGTGGCCCCTGCGGCTTGGCCGGCGCCGAGGATCTTGTCGGGCCCAAGCGCGTAGCTGGGCACGAGGCTGCGCACGTTGGGCGTGACGGCGGGCAGCACGGCATCGAGGCGGCGGCGTACGGTTGCCAGTGCGTCGCCCGTGGTTTGCGCGGCGCGCAGGACGGATGCGAAGCGCTCGCCGGCGGCGGTGCGTTGGATGGCGCCCAGCGCAGCGTCTGTCAGGTTGAGGGCGCGCTCTGCTGCGCCTCTGGCGGCCGTCGCGCGGCCGGTACCGCCGATGGCCTCGCCGGCGGCGGCAAGCGCGCTGCTGGCTGCTGTCAGATCGCCCAAAGCCTGCACCTCGCGCCGTTGGGCGTTGGCTTGCCCTGTGCCGTCCGGCTTGTCCATCAACCGCTCCATCTGCCGGACATGCTCGGCAGCGCGCGCCGCATGCGTGGCCGCTGCGGATGCGTAGTTCTGAAAATCCATGGTGTGTTCCGTTACACGTGCGAGCCGTCCGACATGGCGGCCCGGCGTTGCTGCGCGGCGTATTCGTCGAACTGGCGGCGCAGGTGCGGCATCAATTCCGCCGCGAGCTGGCGCGGGTCTTTGACGTCGCCGTTGACCGTCAGCTCGATCTTGGGTGCGAACTCGAACCGTTGGTCGACCTGCAGCGCCGGTGGCGGCGGCGCATTGGCGAGCGCGCTGGCCGTGCCCAGCGCTTCAGCCGCGCCGGCGGGCAGGACAGGCGCACCCGCTGCAGGAGCGGCCTCGGGCTTCTTGTCACTGAGGGCCCGGTCGGCCAGCGCACTGCTGGCTTTGCCGCCCAGGTACGACCCGAGCATGCCGCCGAGCAGCCCGCCGACAACGGTGCCGATGGGCCCCGCGATGGCGGTGCCGGCGACGGCGCCAATGGCACGCCCTGCTGCTCCGCCGGCAAGTTCGCCCGCCAGGCCTGCGCCGATGCCGGCGAAGGCTTTGGCCTTGTCGGCCTTGGTGCCGGGCTTCTCGGCCGCTTCGGCGCTTGCCATGCCGGCCGTGCCGACTAGCGCCAGCACGCCAGCGACAGCGCCGATCTTGCCGAGCTTGGGCGCTGCGCCTTTCAGGAAACGGCCGGTCGCACCCAGCACGCCGGGTGCCCTCGCGGCTGCCGGTGCCACCTTGGCTGCAGTGGCGGCCGCCTCGGCCGTTCGGCCAACGCCAGCGGCCACGGCAGTGCCCCTAGCGATGTTGGCGACACCCTTGCCGATGGTCCACGCGGCCTTTCCTGTTCTGAATGCCAGTATCGACGCCAGCACGCCGCCGATGGCGAGGGTGGCTTTGGGCGATTCAGCCGCCAGCTTGCCGACCGACGTGCCGGCGCCGGCGGCGAGATCCGCAACGCTATCGGTCACGGGCTTGAGCGCATCGCCAATGCGGCGCATGGCTTCATCCCACGCCTGCCCGACTTCGGCCCATTTCTGTTTGGAGCTGGCGCGGCGGTCTTCCAGGTCTTTCTCGATCTCGCCCGCCGCCTTGGCGCCTTCGTTCTTCAAGCGCTGATACAGGTCGGCGTTCTGCATGTAGGCTGTCAGCGCGGCTTTGACCTGCATGTCGTTGAAGAGATCGCCGGTCTTCATGGTCTCTTCAAACGCGCGCATCTGCGCTTCGCGCTTGGCGGGGTCGGATTCGCTGTTGAACTGCTTTGCGGCGGCGGCAAGCTGCTGGGCCTTCTGTGGGTCGGCCTGCTCGATGTACGCGCGGGCCAGCACGAAGGACGCTTCCATCGTGCTCCAGCCCTTGCCGATGGCCTCGCGCATCTTGGCCTGATAGTCGATGCCGGCCTTGGCGTAGTTGCCTGCCGTCTCGGCGCTGCCGATTTTTGAGAACCAGTTCTTCGTATTGTTGGCGGCCTCGTCTGCGCTGCCGGCCGTCTTCATCTGCACCTGCAGCAGCGCGCCGAGCTGCTCGACCGATGAGTTTCCGACAATGCCGAGCTTCTGCATGTCGGCCAGCAGCACCGGGAACCAGCGTGCCATGTCGCTCGATTCGAAGGAGCCTTCCTTGCCCTGAAACGCGATGGTTTCGAGCGCCTGCGCCATCTTGGCCGGGTCGGATATCTTGGCGTTCTGCTCGAGCGCCTGAATCATCCGCGCGGTTTCTTTCGGGTCTGCGCCCTGGCTGACGGAGAACTTGCCCACCAGCGGGGCGAACGACAGCGCGCGGTCAACGTCCATGCCGGCCGACACCATCTGGTTGACGGCATCGGCCAGCACGTTGCGGCCGATGCCACTCTGCTGCGCGGAGGCGGCAATGCCGCTGCTCATCTCGCGCTCCTTGTCGGTGCGCGCCGCGCCGGCCTTGATGGCAATGTCGCGGATGATGGCTTCGTAGTTGGCGGAAATGGCCGTCGGCACTGCGGCGGCGGCGACAAACTTGCCGGTGTCGCCGATGGTGTTGCGTAGGCTATCTCGGCCGCTGGCGACAAGCTCAGTGCCGCGCGCACGCAGTTCCAGCCCGCGCGCGGTACGGCCGAGCCGCTGATACGAGCGGTCGAGCCGGTCGACCTCGAACCCGGCTTCGCGCAGCGCGCGGGTGTTGCGCTCGATTTTGATGCGCACCTTGTCTGCCGCGCGGTCGCCGGCGGCGTGCAGATCGCGAAACTCGCGCTGCAGGCGTTGCGTCTCGCCAATGGTGTTCTGCCAGACGCGCGCCTCGCCGGCGCGTTTCTTGAGTGCCTCCAGCTTGGTGCCGACCTCGTTGACGGCACGGCCCAGTGTGGAACTGACCGCACCGCCGATGAGGATGCCGAGCGCAATGTCTTTTGTTGCCATGCATTCTCCTGCTCAGTGGCGCCACGGCGGTGCGTCAGTCGGTTAGCCACCACACCATGTCGTCAACCGTCATGGCATCAATCTCAGACGGGCTGACGCCCATCGCCAGCAGGCGTTTGGTCAGCAGCTTGACCTCCCGCATCGGCACCCTCGCGGTCGGCCAGCAGCCGAAAGTAGCCGCGCTGCACGCGCTGATAGTCGACGTAGGTCAGGCCCTCGATGTCGTTCTGGCCGGCGGTGGCGAGCGAGGCGAACAGCAGGATCTCGCGCAGCTCTTCATCGCCGCCCGCCTGCTGACCGGCGACGCGCATGTCGCGCACGGTGGGCTGGCGCAGCGTGAGCGCATCGACCTTGACGCCGTTGACGACGGCAGGAAACTTCAGCTTGATGGTGGTGGTTTGCATCTTGATGTGTCTCTTGTGGGGCATTACATGCCGATGGCGGCGCGCACTTCAGCGAGCTGGTCAACGCCATCGATAACGCGCTTGCAGCCGAGCACGTCGATCTCGTGCCAGACGCGGCCGTCGATCTCCAGCTTGTAGTAGTTGACGCTGACGGAGTACTTGGATTCGGACTTCTCGCCCGGCTTCCAAGAGCCGGGATCGATCTCATAAAGCATGCCGCGCAGCACGAGCACGACGCGTCGCGTCTTACCATCGGTCGTGCGGAAGGCGCCACGGAAGGTGCCGTTGAAGGCGTTCTGGTCAGCAAGGCCGAACAGCTTGAGCACCGCAGGCGCCAGCGTGACGAGCGAGAACGACGCTTCCATCGCCTCCATGCCCATGTCCAGCTTGACGGCGGCGTCCATTCCGCCGCCGCGGTAGTCCTCGGTCTTGATTTTCAGCTTGGGCGGCGTGACCTCGGGAGACTTGCCGGCGAGGTTCGTGCCATCCACGAAAAGGTTGAAGTTGTAGAGTGTCTCGGGTACCAACTTGCGCCTCCGTTATTTGGTGTCGAGCACTTCGGTCAGCCACTCGTTGGTGACCTCGAAGCGGAAGATCGGGTTCTCTGCGGGGATGACATCGGTGAAGCGCACGTTCCACACGACGCGGCCCTCCTCGATCTGGCTGGCGGTGTTGAGCACCGGGTCTGCATAGACCTCGAAATTGATGATCGCGCCCGCGTTGCGCTCGTTGCGCATGAAGGCGTGCAGCCCTTCGGTAACGTCGTGGACGTACGTCTTGGTGATGCCGCGATCGATGGCCCATTTGTGACCGGCCTGCGCGGCATCCATGAGGATATCCAACGTGCGCACGCGCGTGACGAATGACCATTTCGGATCTGCCGACAACGTGCGGTTGCCCCACAGGCGGTAGCCACCGTCGCGGATGATGGTGGCGATGCGGGCCTCGTTGAGCAGGTTGGCGCGGCAGGTTGGATCGTTGTCGAGAAACTCGATGGGCCGGCCGGTGCCGGTGATGCCGACGAATTCCTTGTTGGACGGCGACGCCCAGTAGCCGTACTGCGCATCGGTGTATGCGAAAAGGCCCGCGACAAAGGCCGATGCTGGCGCATCGGCTTCTGCGTTGGCGGCGGTATCCCACGTGCGCACGCCCGGGTCGACCATATACAGCCGCTTCGAACCGAAGTTCTTGGCATACGCAAGCGCGGCTTCGTCGGTGGTGTTCGGCCCATCGATGATGCCGATGGCGCGCAGCTTGGAGGCCAGCGCATCCATGGCCGTCGCAACCGGCTGCCGCGCGGAGAACCCGGGCGCGATCAGCAGGCGCGGTTGCACGTTGAAGCGTGATTTGGCATCGAGCAGCGATTGCAGGCCCGTGCGCATGCCTGCGCCGGTGGTGCCGCCGATGACGCTTGAGGTTAGCGCGTCCGCATCGTCGGACTCGGCCACGCCGGTTGCGACGATGACGGCCGAGGTGCGCTCCTGAATGGCCTTGATGGCTCGGGTGATGGCGCTGTTCTGGCCGAATGCCTGCGCTGCCTCGCGCGGGTTGGTGATCTGCACCGGCACATCGGGCTGCACGAGATCCGGGCCCGGCGTGTACGTGTCGACCAGGCCGATGATGGACGACGACGGCACGGCGATCGGGCGCGGGCCGGTGTCGACAATCGTGGTGGTGATGCCGTGGAAGAAGGAAGATGCCATGCGGCTCCTCGATGGGAAGTGGAAATGAAAAAGCCCCGCGCGGTGGCGGGGCTTGGTGAGTACGGGGTGAGCGCGCTGACGGGCCAGTGCGCGATGTCGACTTAGTTTTCGATGTCGATCTCGATGGGATAGCGCCCGTCGCGCGGCACGTGTGCCTGCTGCGTGTGGATGGATTTCCCAGCGCTGTACACCGTGACGGTGTAGGTGCCTTCTGCGATCTCGATTTCCTTGCCGAAATCCACGCCGTTATGGCCCCAACGCGCCGTACCGACCGTGACGGCCGGCCCGACGAGATTCTCCTTGTTGTGCCCCGTAAGGGTGACGACGACTTTTGCCATGACTGCTCCTGAACGGTTGAACGTGTGACGGTTGGTCATGGGCGCCTGTGCGTGACAGGTGCGCCGATGACTCTCGCTACGGTAGGGAGCGGCGCGTCGGTTTCCTATGGGGCTTGCGTCATGTGTCTGAGGTCTGGGCCTCGGTGCCTTCGCCGTTCAAGGGCGCCTGATCCGACAGCGCATCCGGGATATCCGGCCAGGTGAAATCGGCAGGAAAACCGGGCTGGTCGGGCACCTCGCGCAGTGCCTGCCGGTACTTGCCGACCTGTTGCGCCTTGCTGGCGTCGCCATTGTCCATGGCCTTGTAGAACATGGCGTCGGCGGCCATGAGGCGCCGGTCGCGCTCTTCGCGGGCACGCTGCCCCAACACGTGAAGTCGGGCCGCTTCGCCGTGCTGCTCAACGAGTGCGGCCACCTCTTCGTCTGGCGGCTGGCCGTCAACATGCCACGCGATCAGGCGCGCGGGTTCGAGCTGCTCGCCGGTGTCGCGGCACATGGTCTGGCCAACCCAGAAATCGACGCCGTGAACGAGATTCGGGTACTTCTGCTGCAGGCAGAAGATCAGTTCATCATGGGTAAGCATTGGGTGTCCTTACTGGTTGCGCAGTTGGACCGCGCGAAGGTAGTGCAGGTAAAAAGCGTTGCGCAGGCCGACCAGCACGTAGGGGGCGGGCAGATCGGCGGAGCCAGATTTTTCGCCAGTGGAAACGCCGCCGAACTCGGTGACGCCGGTATTCCACTGGCAGACGGAACCGGCCACAGCCTTGGTGCCGGGATCGAAGTTCCACGTGCCCAGGACTTGCCCGCCGTCCCATCGTGTGATGTTGTTTTCGTCGAACGTCCACGCCTGCGTGCGGTTGCCGATGTGGAAGGACAGGCGCGGCATGCTGGTGTCGCTACCGCCCGCGTAGCAGTCGATCGCCGCTAGGTGGCGTGTACCCCACTGTGTCCATCGGATGCCCATATATGCGGCAAGCGAGCTGGCTGCGTCGATCTGCAACGCTGGCGTGCGTGTCTGATTCCATTCGAGATAAGCGCCGCCGAGATTTGAACCGCCCCATGCAGCACCGATCCTGATTGGGGTGGAGCCGTAGGTGGCACCAAAAATCAGCCCCTTGCCCTCGGCCAGCATGCCGCCATCGGCAGTGAGCGGGTCCTTGAGGTTGTTCGTGTCGTAAGGGGTTGCGCCATTGAAGACCGGGCGCGATGCAAACCTGACCGTGCCCGACTCAAAGTCGACATAGAACGGCTGGCTTCGGTTGGTGCCGTCTGCGTTGTAGCCGTTGAGGACCAGGTTGCCATTGGGGCCGACCATGAACATGCGCCAGATGACGGTGTCCCCACCAAACTCCAGAAAGCCACGCCCGTCGTTGTTGTACGCCGGCAAGTTCACGTTGGACTGGGTTTTGAGGCAGCCCGCCGTCAGCATGCCCGGCACGACAAAGTTGCCGTTGCCATCGACCCAATACAGACGGTTGAAACTTGCGAACGAGCCATCGGGTGAGGTGTTGCGGTCAAACACGAGCTGCCCGTTGCTCGACACCATGCGAAAGCGACCAATGTTGAGAGGCTGCTGGCTGTCGGTGAAGCGGAGTTCGTTGGACGGGCCCGTCATGTCGATCGGGCCCCTCATCTCGCCGCCAGACCGCGGCAGCGCATCGAATGCCAATTCCCTCGCCTCGTCGACGGCGCCTTGCAACTGTTCTACCGATTCCTTGGTCGCGTAACGCCTGTCGTTGTCGCCGTTCACTGCCGTGCGTACAGCGGTGACCTGTTCATCGACGTATTCGCGCGTCGCGACCACAATGGACGGATCGACCTGCAACGCGATGTTCCCTGCCGCTTTGTGGATCAGCATCATCCGGTAGAACTGGCCTCGGCCGGAGCCTTCCGCAAGAATGGGCTTGTAGCTGGGCGGGACGTTGGCCACGGCGAAGAGTTCGCCGTCTTCATCGAACAGGCCCAGCTCACGCACCCACCAGCCGCCTACGTCCTCGGGCAGGTAGATCTCTGCAATCACGATGCTGGGGTTTTTCGGGTCGGTGACGAGGCGATTCAGCGGCCGGCGCAAGCGCTCGCGTATCAGCGCGCGTTGTTCAATGTTGGGTGTGACATCGGCATCCGTCCCGCCGTCGACGCCACCATCACCCACGGCCATTTCCGTGAGTGGGACGAGCGTGTTCGAGACCAGCGCGCGGGCCATCTTGGCCTCGCCAGCCGCCGTCAGAATCGCAAAATACTTAGCCATGGGATACCGTAATGATTTCAACTACGTGGGATGCCGCGCCGCAATAGGACGCGACGTCTGCACCGACAAACTCGGGCAGATACGGATACACGGTGACTGTCTCGCCCTCGACGCAGGCGGCAAGCGCACCCACGTTTCCGGCGATCTCCGCGCTGACGGTCAAGCGAGCGAGGTGCCGTGACAGGGGTCGAACGTCGTCAACGATCTGTTCGATTTCGTTGTAGCCAGTGTCGGAGAGGCCTGTGTTTTCGATGCCGACGTCGAGCGCAAACGTGCCACGCTGTCCAGGCGGCTCCATCTGCCACCACTCTTCAATGCGCAAGCGGTAGCCAAGCGGCTCGATGGCGCGACGCAGCGCCCCTGTCGTGCCCTTGCGCTGGTGCACGGCAAACGCATCCCGCACAACGCGCCGCTTGACGTCTTCCGGCCAGTTGGCGTTCCAACGATCCACCGAGCGGGCGCTTGCCAGGTATGGCAGTAGCGGTACCGGGCACGTGTCCGCATCCCACAGCTGATTCAGCGGGACTGGCGTGTCGAGCAACGTGAGGATGGTTTGCGCCAGGGCACGCTCCAGCGGCGTTGCGTTTGCGGGCAGCAGCGTCTTGTCACTCATCCGCGCCCCCGACAACAACATCGATGCCAGTGCAGTAAGACGCCTCGGTCAGGTCGACGATGATGTCTTCGGCGGGCTCGGCCACTTCCACACGCTGCACGCCTGCCACGTGAGCGGCTGCAAAGATGGCGGACCGGCGGACATCTCGGCCGATGCGGCGTTGCTCTTGCGCGTAGGCAGTGAGCCGCTCCCACGCAGCGGCAACCATGGGCTCCGCTTCGGGGCCCGGGTAGTGGTACAGCACGACGCGCAGGCGGTACGGGATGATGCGCGCCGCTTGCACGATCAGCCGGTCGCCCAGCGGGCGGACGTCTTCATCGCTGAGCGCCTGGCGCACGCGCTCGACCAGCTCGTCGGAGGCGGTGCCGTCGCCCTCATTGCTGAGCACGGACACGATGACTTCCGCCGGTGCCGGCGAGATGGCCCGTGCGTCTGCCACGCGGCCGTCTGCGGCGCGTGCGTGTAGCTCGTAGGCGGCGCGCGGGCCGGCGACGGACAGGCGCTCGAAGGCACCCTGCGCGCGCGTGCGCAAGCTCGCTTCGGACTCCATGACGGGCGCGACCGGGGGAAACGCTTCCGGGTCGCCCGGCACGGCAACAAGCCGTCTTGTATCGAGGCCGGCGGCCAAATGTTCCAGATCGGCGCCGACCGCGAAGCCGAGCATGGTCGAGCGCGCGGAGTCGTTGACGTGCGCGCGCTGTTGGACGTCGACGTACGCGAGCAGCTCGATCAGCTTGACCACGGGGTCTGATTCCATGGTGGCCGACCATTCCGGACAGAGCCCCATGAAGGTCGAGAGAAGCCGCTGGTAGGACGCCTCGAAGTCGAGTGGTTCGACAACGTCGGGCGGCGGCAATGCGGACAGGTCGATTACGCTCATGACGTCACCTTGAGATCGACGGCCCGCTCGTTGTAGATGCCGACGACACGCCAGACCACGCGACCGTCTTCAATGCCCTCCACCCGCACGCGCGAGAGGCGCAGGCGCGGCTCCCATCGTGTGATGGCGCGTGCCGCTTCTGCCTGTGCTGCGGCCACCCAGCCGCGCGTGATTGGCAAGTCCACCTTGTCGGGTAGATCGCTGCCGTATTCCGGCCGCTCCCGCCGGGTGCCGCGTCGTGTGCTCAGGATGTCGGTCAGGCTTTGCAGGAGGTGGTCCATGCCCGAGAGCAGCGCTCCCGTGCGTCTGTTCATGCCGACGACGGCCACGGTGCCTCCAATGAAAAAAAGGCGGCACGTGGCCGCCTTGCGATTGATATGTGCTGCAGCTAGAACGGTTTGCCCACCGCGGCGCCGTCGCCCTGCTCCATGTGCGAATGGCCGCGCAGGGATACATCGCCGGCGACCACATCGTCTGTGGCTTGGATGCCGCCTTGGATGGCGACAGCGGTGCCGCCGGCGGCGCCCTGCCCTGACAAACCGCCCATGAACGCAAGCGCCTTTTCCACGAGGGCATTGCCTGTGAAGGTGGATGCCGGCACGTCGGCGCGCAGCTGCGGCGCTTTCAGCACAGCGCCATCGGCGCGCAGCGTGAGCGACGTGTCGCCCACCTGCAGGACGATTTGCCCGCCTTCCGGTACCGCAAGCCGGTATTCGTGCGCGGCGTGGTCGTAATGCTCGCGAGCGCCATCGGGGTAGTCGGTGGCGGTCAGATCTGACGATTGACCATTCGCGCCGCCGTGCTGGTCCGTATAGAAGCCCGCCAGGACAAAGCCGCCTTCAAGGCAGCCGGACGGCGAGACGAGCAATGCCTGCTCGCCCGGCGACGGCGGGCGCCATTCGCGCACGGCGCCGGCAGCACGCGACCACCACGGCAGCCAGTCAGACGTCCAGTCAGCAACGGTAACGGTGCAGCGGGCGGCGGCGTGGTCGACCTGCGCTATCACGCCGGCCTGCACGATGCACGCCAGGCGCCGGTCTGCTTCACCCGCTTCGTAGCCCATGGTCAGCTTCGCTGTGGCGCGGCTGGATGTCGAAATCGACCGTCATGCCGCTGGTGTCTTCAAACGCCCATTCGGGCGGGCCGAGATCGAACTCGTGTCGCCATTCAGCGGCGATGACGCTGTAGCCGTCGAGATCGGGGCGCATGCCGTCTGGGTGGAAGCCGTCGCTCTCCAGCTCGGCCATGGTGACAGGCAGGCCCCACGTCTGGTGGTGCAGTACCTTGATGAGCCGTGCGGCGAGTGCCCACATGGCGCCCTCGGCGTCTGGCTCGGTCGGGTCGCCAACGACGCGCAGCTCGATCACGATGTTGATGGGCGGTTGGCCGGTGCCGGGGTCGGTGCCCGGGCGGAGCGCGCCGACGTACAGCAGGATGGCCGGCAGCGGCATGCTGTCTTCGATTTCAGGTGCCCAGCCGATGAGGGCGACGTCGGGGAATTGCGCTTTGAGGTGCGATTCCACGGCGTCGAACAGTTGCTGCAGATCAGCGAGCACGGCCGGTCGCCTTGAGGATTTCGTATTTCACTTCCTGCTCCAGTAAGACCATGAGGCGCGCTTCGATCTCCGCCGCGGCTTTGCGGAATGCGGCTTCGCCCTTGTCAGCCCAATCGAGCTTGACGCCCTCGATGGGCATGCGCGCCTTGCCGACGCGGCGGAAGACCTTGCCGTCGCTTTGGCTGCCGCGCTTGCTTCGGTAGATCCACGCCTTGTCGAATCGATGCCGGCCCACAGACACGCCGCGCCGCGTTTGGCGCGGGTTGCCGAGCCGGTGGGCCTCGATGGCGTTGAGGCCGAGCCAGACCTTGCCTTTGTCTGCGCTGCGCAAGAAGAAGTAGAGACGCTGCCGTATCAGTTTCTGCGCGATGTGCATCTCGGCCGAGACGTGCTTTGCTGTCTGGCCTTTCACCCAGTTGGCGCTCTTCTTCAACGCGCGACGCCAAGCGTTACGCATGGCTTCCTTGCCCAGACGGCTAAGTGGTGCGAGCGCTGCGGTAATGTCCAGCTCTGCCTTTAACGTGACGGACATGGTTCTGGCCTCAGTACGAGCTTGGTCATGCCGGAGCCGTCCGGCTGCAGTTCCATGACGCTATACACATCGCCCAGCGCCCGGACGCGCGTCCGTTGCCGAACGCCGGTGGCGTCGGCTTCGCGCAAGATGACAAACGGCTCGCGCAGCCCTGTGCGCTGGCCGCGCATGACTTCGACATCCAGCCACGGTGAATAGAACATGCCCATCACCGGGTCGGGCTTGCCGTCGATTTGCACCTCGTCAGAGAGCGCCTCGAAAACCGCCGTGTCGAGATCCGCCACGTGCTCCCGAAACGTCATATCAGGCCGCCTTGCCCGTCGCGGCCGACAGCTTGATGACGGCGCGCGGACGGGTGCACAGGTGCAGCGGGTTGGACTGCGCTTCCAGCTCGACCGCCTTGCCGAACTTGCCCGCTTCCTGCTTGGCGTAGTACGGCAGGCCGTTGGTGTTAACGGCTTCCATGTAGTCGGCCGGTGCGAATCGGGTGATGAACAGTTCGGGCACGCCTTCGGGCACGGCGTAGGCTTCGTCGTCGCCGATGTACCCGACATTGCCAACGCGGCCGCGATAGCGCTCCCAGGTGACGCCGCCGAAGTCGAACGTGTCACGCGGGTCGCCGCGCAGCGACGCGGCCATCTGGGTGTTGAGGTAGGTCTCGCGGATGTCCTTGGACGTCATCAACTGACGCCAGAAATTGCGCCCGCACAGGGCACGCACGCCGGTGTGCGGTGTGGCGCCCAGCGAATCCTCCACCATGTCGAGCAGTTCCAGCGTGGAGGAACGCACGTCGCCGATGAGGATGGGCAGTTGCTGCTGCTTCAGCCCGAAGCGCTCGAACAGATCAACAAGGACGGACTTGCCGTCCGAGTCGAGGATCTGGCCCTTGATGGCGCCGATGCGGTGGAACTCGTGGGTGGCATCGAGCTGGCGGCGCATTTTCTGCAGGCGCTTGCTCACAACGGTCTGCAGGGCTTCGAGCTCGGTCTCTTCGCCGAACGCGCGCAGGTTTTGCACTTCGTCGGCCTTGATGCTGGCGACCGCCGGCAGATGCACGGCGTTGAACGGAATGATCTGACGCTTGCTGCCGACCACAACCTGCCCGGGCGAGCCGCGTTCGGCCGAGGCGACCAGCTGCAGTTGTTCGCCATCACGCTCGATCTGCGCGGTGGTGACGGTCATGCCCTCCTCTTCGAACAGACCGAGAGCGGCCAGCCGCGAGGGCGTTGTTTCCAGCTCATTGATGCTGGCGGTGAGCGCCGTCATGGAAAAGGCGTCGTCATTGAACAGGGCCATATCAGCCATGGGGTTCTCCTGAATTCGGGTGGGTGCTTAGCGAACGGCGATGAAGGCCGCGAGCAGGTCGGTACGGGCTTTGGCGTCCAGGCCGGTGAGGCGGGCTTCGGCCACCTCTGCCAGGCGCACAATGGCGGTGGCGCGGCGGACGGTTTCGGACGCGCGCAGCGGTGCGTAGAGGATGGCGGCGGCCTTGCCGTCTTCCGTGGTGCCGTACGGGGCGTAGCCGGTACCGTCGGCGTCCTGCTCGAGCAGTTGGCCGGCCGGAAGCGCATCACCCGCCGCCACGGCGATTTGCTCGCGCGACAGGCTGCCCGGCGCTTCGGTCAGCAGGAATTCGGCGGTTTGTACGCCTTGTGTCTGGATCTGCATTTGGGTGACTCCAATGGATTGCTTCAGGCGAGAGCCGAAGGCGTTTTCTTGCGGCGGGCGCTGTAGATGCTCGGGCCGTGCGGGCCGGTTTTGCGCTCGGTGGTTTCCTGCCCTGCCTGCGGCTGACGGTTCGACAGCCCCGTTGTGCTGGCTGCCATGACGCGGTCGTACAGCCGGGCGCGGACCTGTTCGGCGTTGAGCCCGTCGGCGACGAATTGCGCGGTCAGTTCAGGCAGGTGTGCTGCCGTGCACAGGCCGGCGATGTCTTTGGCGCGTGCGACGACGGCGTCGATGGCTTCGTTGCTGGCGAGCGCGCTGGCCGACACGACAGCCTCAGCCAGTTGCGGCAGGCCTGCGGCGCGGCACGCTGCGAAAGCGTGTTGCGCGAGCGTGCCGGCGTCGGGCAGCGGCGTGGTAGCGACCGGTGCTACGGCTGGCGCTGCTGGTGCTTCCGGAGCGGCGGCTTTCGGCGGCTCCGCCGGCGGCGCTTCGAGCGCTTTCAGCAGCGCCTGGGGCGTGTGCTCGAACCGCGCGAGCAGCTCTCCGGTGCGCACAGACGCCTGCAGCTTGACGGGCGCCTCGATCTGGTCGGCGAAGCCGCGATCTTTGGCCTCGGCCGCCGTCATCCACGTCTCTGCGTCCATCATGGCGACGATCTCGTCGTCGGTCAGGCCGCACTTGTTGCGGTAGGCGGCGACGATGCCGTCGCGCGTCTTGTCGAGCAGCTCGGCGGTCTTGCGCATCTGCGCGGCGTCGCCGGCGGCGATGGTCCAGGCGTTGTGGATCATCATCATGGCGTTCTCCGGCATGACGATGGTGTCGCCCGCCATGACGACGAGCGACGCGGCCGAGGCGGCAATGCCATCGACGCGCGCCGTCACCTTGCCGCTGTAGCGGCGCAGTGCGTTGTAGATGGCGAAGCCGTCGAACACATCGCCGCCGCCGGAATTGACGGCCACGAGGATCTCGTCGGCGTCCTTTGCCAC